AATATTGACAGTAACTGGAACGCTTGCAGTATTAAAAGTATTTTGCCCAAAGAATAATGAAATTGTCCTGCCGGTTTCAACGGTAAAAGACCCTGTAAAGGTTTGATTTACATTAACAACTTGCAAAGAAGTAAGAGTGATTGTATATAAACTTGGTATAAGAGTGGTTGGAACATTACCATCTAATCTTAAAAAGTATAATTCAACTTGTATGTTATTGCTTGTATTATTTCTTAATTCAAATTCAATTTTTACCTCATAATTCCATGTTCTGGTTACCGATCCATTATTTTTAAGTATTGGCGTTGTTTCCCAATTTGCCCTTGTTACAAAGATTGCATTTGTGTTGAAAACCGAACCATAATTGTCCTTAAAATCATTTTGTTGCCAATAGGTAGGAACTACTGCAAATCTTTGAGCAATTGCGCCTAATGGGCCATTGTATAAGTGGGTTGAACTATCTGCAAGGTTTTTCCCATTTGCTTGTAAGTATAAATCTTGCCTGTGTAATCTAATCTGTTTTTCAGTTAATGGATCAATGGCATTTCCATCTAAATCAGTATTTGTAGTTAAGTCAATATCTACATCTGACCTAGATTTAAAAATTTCCTGAAAATTATTTTCAATTATTCCAACGGTTATCTGCCAGCCTTGTGTATCGCAAGTGTTTTGCTCGGAGTACAGGGCCATGTTAATAATCCCTTGAAAGTCATAAGTTGAACCATCTATCTTTTGGTTACTGGTTATCTGAAATGGAATTTCATCATTTATAAATCCATTATCAAAATACTCTTTTAGGATTTTCGCACCATTGGCGTATCTGCCAGGTTTTCCAGAAAAACTTATCTCAGTTGAAAAGGGTTGATCTATTCCATGCGATTCAAGTCGTATGGCAGTGAATTCTATTGCATCCCATCCAATAGGCTCATTGACCTGAATATTGTTTATAAAGAATTTCCAACCTGCCATAATTGCCCCAAAAGTAAAACAAAAAAGCCAGAAAATTAATCCTGGCTTTTTTGCAACAAATTAAACAAAATGAAAAAACACAAATCGGCTTTTTAAAGCTGTGCAAAGATGCAACTAATTTTTGTATTCTAAATACCAAGTCTAATTTTCATTTTATCTGTGTGCATCCACATTCGATTGATAGAGGATTTTTTTATGCCTTTTTCAACCAACTGTTCTTTTGTGTAAATTTCAAATTGCCCCATTCTTTTTATACCTATTTTAAGTAATTGATTGGCAAGCCTTGCGCCCATTATTTTTTGACAATTGGTATCTTTCCAATCAAATAATCTTGATCTACTTTCTGCATAATATTCATATTTCCCTTTTCCTGTTAAGCAATTTATTTCTTGCAAATGCCTATACATATTTAGCCTGCCTCTTAATTCCATTGTGTTTATTAAAAGGCTTGCGCATTTACTGGCATCGCACCATTTATTTGTTTTTGATTCTTCCATTTGATACTTGTTTTAGCTTGCAAGAAAATCAAATAAAACCAGATAGCAAAATCTAATTTTTAAATCTGTTATTTAAAATTGTAGTTGATCGGTTTGGCGTTCTTACCTTTTTCATAAATCCTTTTTCATCCAGGGAAATTGCAGCAACTGGCAATGACCTTAATTCCCTTTTGATTTCCCCTAATTCAGTTACTATCTGCATACCGCTTGAATCGGTTTTACTGGAAGCATTGAAATATTGGCTACTCAGATACTTGTCATTTAATCCAAGTAAGTGATTTGGAGTAATGTGTACTGGTTCATCAAATTGGGCCAGTGTAGCTGTCGGAGGTGTGTAATATTGCTTTCCTGAAAGGGTCGTTACTAATTCAGTTCCCTTTTCACCAACTATCGCTTTTCCTTTAAAAGCTTTTCCTTTGGTTCCTTCGGCAAATTCCGGAACTGGTTGGGCCATAATAATACCTATTTGAGCCGCTTGTACACCAAGTGTCAATGCTGCCAATGGTGCTGTCACTGGATTACTTGCCCATTTTGCAACTATTGCCGCAGTTTGAAAAATTACATTTGCCACAGCTTGCGCCTGATTTGCCCTAAATTCCTTTTCCCTATATTCCTTTTCAGCCGCAGTTCTTTTTTGATTAATTTCATCTATTTTTTGTTGGTTACCATCTGCCAGTTTAATTTCTTGATCAAATTGCTTTTGCTTCCTCTCCATATCGTTTGCAGCGTATTGCGATTGTAGGTTAAAAAGCCCGTTTGTTGTTGTTACTGCAAGGTCAAATGATGCTTGAATTATATCATTTTTTTCATCAGCTTTTTTCTTTTCATACTTTGCCCTAGCTTCTTCAGCGTCCCTTCTTATTCTTGCGGTCTTTTCAATATTATCAATTTCGTCCTGTGTGCTTTTATCAGAAATATCTTTACTAAATTTGGCATAGTCTTTTGTCATTTCCAAAGTCTTATCCATTGCAGCTTTTCTGGCCTTTTCCTTTGCGTCCTCATTATCGGTAGTGTCTTTGTAGTTCTGCATTAAAGCAGCTTCATAATCTTTTTTAGCAATTTGTTGTTGCTCTTTGGTAATAGTTATTTCTGTTTGTGAAATCTTTACGCCTTTGGCCGCAAATTGTTCTTGTAGGGCTAATTTATCTTCAAGGAATTTTAACTCAGCAGTCAATTCAGCATTTGGATCATTTGCTAATTTACCCCTTAACTCCCTTTCCTGTTTTTCAAGGGCAAGAAGTCCAAGTCTGGCATCATATTGGGCTTTTAATGCTTTTAGTTCAGCATCGGTTAATGGCTCTTTTGCTTTTAAATTTTTAATCTCTACACCTGCAATTTGAGTTAAAATAATTTCTTCTTTTTCAAGTATGGCAAGTTTTTCTAAGCCCTTTTTTAATCCTAATTCATCTTTTGCAATCCTGAAATCTGCATTTTTACTTAACTGATTAAATATTTTTGCGTCAATTTCTATAAGCAATTCACTTGCGGCCCTTCGCCTGTCAATTTGAACTCCCTGCTGAATAGATACGTCTAAAATCTTTTTGGCAATATCGGATTCAGCTTTTTTAAGGGCTATGTTTTCGGTTGTTTCTTTTTTAGCAGCCTGACCAATTCCAGCCAATTGAGTTGCAATTCCAGCCGCTAAATCGTAAGCACCTTGTAAAAACGGTTGTAACTTTGTTCCAATGGCTAAAACAAGTTGATCTATTGAATTATTGAATCGGTTTTGGCTATTCACCATACCATTCAAATTCTTTTCAGCATCTTTTCCAAAGGTCTTTTCAAGTTCAGCCGCAAACTTTGGCAAAGCATCTCTGGAAAGAACCTGACCTTGTTCCAACATCTTATTCAATTGCCTTTCATTTACATTTAAGGCTTTTGCCATTATGGAAAATGCACCTGGAATTCTTTCGCCTAATTGCCCTCTTAGTTCTTCAGCTTGAACCGTACCTTTTGACATCATTTGCCCCAATGCTAAAAAAGCACCTTGCATTTGATCGGTAGTTAATTTTAAAACCGTTCCAGCTTTTGTAACCGCTTCAAATTGTTTGTTGGTTTCGGCCTGACTTTGCCCTGCCAATGTGGAAGCATTGAAAAAAGATTTATAGGCCTCAGTTGTAGATGCAAGCCCTAATCCGTATTTATTAATAAGGTCGTTTAGGAATTGTTGATTCTTTGCGAAGTTTTCAGCACTTCCGGACCCAAATTGAATCGCTTTGGAATAGCCTTCAAATTTGATTGTAGTTTCAACTAATCGGTCTTTAAAAGCAACCAAAGAACCAACCGCAAAAAATCCAGCCAACAAACCAGCCCCTGACTTTGCAATTGAACTGAATCCATTTAACTCCTTAGCAGCATTTTGCGATTCTTCTTTAACTTTTATTATTGGCTCAGGGCTTATTGATCCTAAGGCATTTCTAAATGCGTTTGCTGCGGCTGCTGCGGCTTTCTGTTTAGCTTCAACACCTGCAAAACCTGCACTGGCTTTATTTGCGGCAGTTGTAGCAACTTCCCCGGCTACTTTTAATTGAGATGTAAATGCAGATAAAGCAGCACTATTTTGTCGAATTGGTCCTGTAACTCTTAAAAGTGCGGTTTCTGTTTTCTTTCCAGAATCTTGCCCTTCCTGACCAGTCTTTTTTAATTGATCGTTTAGCTTTCTGGTTTCATCAACCGCTTTCTTTTCAGAATCGGTTAGTTTGTCAAACCCTGTTTTTGCTTTATTTACCTGGTCATCATTGAGTACATAATTGACTACAATGTTATTTTGCGATAGAGTGCTCAATTTGCATTTTTATTCTTCTTTTTGAGTGCCGCTATCCAAAAGGAATATTTCAGATAGTATTCGTAATAGGAACATCTGACCAAGCTTTCAAAGTCTGTTCCAATTCCTTGTGCAAATCTAATTCTTTCTGAATATCCAGACTTATATTTTCCGAGTTCATCAAGGTAGAATGAAACTCCATGTTTTTTAGGTTCAGCACGCTTACCGCTTTCAAAGTATTCAGCAAATTCTCTTGTAATTCGATTGAGGATGTTAGATATTGATTTTGTGGCAGATTCAAAAAAAAAGTTGGTACATCAGAATTTGAAGCCCAAAACTTTACCTTTTCAACATTGTAGTTATAATCGAATTTAAAAGGGTCTTCGTATTCATCAAAGAACTTAACCGTTGCAAGTTTGATTTGAGTGTCGATGTCTATTGAAAGTCCTTGTAATTCCTTCATCCGGGAATTGATTTCAGCAATCTTGAAAAGCTTGTCCTCGTTTTTAAGTTTTGGATTTTTTAAAAGGGTTTCAACAGTTTCAAAATGCAGTGATAAAACGCCTGGATTGATATGGTATTCCAGTTCCCGATAAATTGACTTAGCGGCTTCCATTCGTTCCCATGCGACCATTATATCCTGATTCCAACAAAAGAAGTTCCTATCGCCTGATTTGAAGGCAAACTGAATGGAGGCCCAATGTTTAGGTTCACAATTGCCCTGATAAACGGGCTTAGTCGTTGTCGATGAATCTGTTGAAAGCGGCATTGGCGAAATAGATCCAGCCAAAGGCGAAACAGACTTCTTTGATTTCTTGAGGAATTGGAACATAATGTAAGATTAAAAATAACCAGGGCGCAATGCAATAAGGACAATTGCCTAATGGGTCAGAAAGGTAGTCAGGTAGTTTGTTGATAAGATTAGAGTACCATTCAAGGTAAGGAACCCAAATAATGGCATAGCAAAAGAACTGAGCAAAAAGGGCAGTTGAAATGGCTTCAAAAATTAGGTTTGTCATTTTTGAATTGTAATTCGGTTCCGGTTAATGCAAAATAAAGGTTTTGGAGTTGGTGGACATATTGACAAGAAGCGATTAACATTTCTTCAGCCCATTCAACCTTTTGGCAAAATTCCCAATCGTGAAATTCTGTATTGGTGATTGAGTAATAATATCTTTTTCCCTCTAATTCCATTTTATATGATAAATAAATGAAATCGGGATTATCCGACATTTCATCATTTGCAAGATAATCATACAATTGAAACCCAAACTTTTGTAGCCAATCCTCATCCAAAGGAATAGGTCCATAGGTCTTGTCAATATTGACCGAAAAGCTACTTGGTTGAATAGTTGTGAAAAAATCTAATCGCTTAGAGTTTCCAAGGATTTCAACCCAATTTCCGATTCGTAATTCGTTTGCTAAACTCATTTCTTAACTGGTTTTTTAACAACTGGTTTTGGTTTCTTTTTTGATCCGCAATTGCACCCCATTACTTATTGATTACTTGTGATTCATGAATTCTATATTGGCCACATTTCCCACTAATTGTCAATTGTTCGCCTTCAATTTTTTTGATAACGCCCGAACAAATCACACCGGAAGAACGCCTGAATTTAACTGTTTCGCCCTTGAAATGCATTACTCAATTACCCTTAAAACAACATCACCAGACTTAAACTTTCCGCAAATATCAAACATTGTAATTGGCTCCCGACCTTTGGCAGTCAGGGTATATTTACAAGCAAAAGTATTTGGCTTTTCAATCATTGCGACTTTGTATTCAATGATTGTCTGCTTTTTTTGGCATCCAGTCAAAGCCCAAATTGTAATTACAAAAAACAGAATTACAAGGAATAATGAAATTATATCAATTACCTTTTTGTTCATTTTGTTATGCTGAAATTGTTATCGAATCGACCTCAGAACCATTCTGAAATTCAAATTCGATGCAAGTATAACTAATTCCGTTGGTTGCAACAAAATTAAGTAACTCGCCTGTTATAACATCAAAAAATTGCAGCGTATAAGGACCGCCATAGGGACTAAAAAAGCCATCTGGGAATAGGGGTAAATCAATTGTTGCCAATCCATCAACAACTTCAACGGCCTGTTTAAATGCAACTCCCTGACCGTTGGCAATTGAAATGATATAATCAGTATCAGTCAATGCTACCGGAATGCTTACAATCATTTCTGAAAAGCAAGCCTGAAAAGGATTACAAATTTGAAAACAAGATCCGCAATTATTACAACTCATAATTTTACAATTCTACAAAGGCCGCAATTTCGCCAAAAAAAGTATTAAAAAAATATCTTGTTTCATCCAGACTGTGAGATAGGTTTGGATTTTTTGTTTTCCAAGGATCCAAAGAACCGTTTCCATCAACTTGCGCCTGTTTTAAATCCTCAATTGTCAGGTCGTTTTGGTCTGAAATATTTATTTTACAATGCTGCAAAACCAGATTGGTAACTATTTTTGATTGAATGTGAGAAGGGTTTGCACTTGGAACCCTTAACTGAAAATCAGTAAGTTTTAATTGTGCTTTGATTTGGGTATAAGCTGAAATGTTATCTGAGGTAAAAGCACTTCTGTTTTGTCCTGAAGCGTCGCCTGTAACAATGAAATTGGCTTTTGGATATTCTGCTTTGATTGTTTCGCAAAGCACCTTTAAATCGCCAATTCGATAGGTTTTGATTTTATTGACCGTTCCATAATACAATTGACCAGGTGCATTCTTTGAAAACTGGTAAACACCGCAAGTATTGGTTACGTTAAAGTCAAATGATAAAACCAAGTCATGATCTTTGGAAACTGGAATAGAACCTTTGTAAACGTGCTTAGATTCGTCAAAGGCATAAGCAAAAGTTCTATCAATTCCTTCAATTCCCCAATCGCCCAAAGCCCAAACCTTATATCGTCTTTCGCCTTCAATGCCATGCGTTTTTATCCTTAAAAGTCTTTCATGTAAAGCTTCCCGATCAATTGTATAATTATCCCAAAAAGTTGATTTGTGGAAGAGGTAGTCGGGTTGGTTTTTGTTTTCATCAACTTCTTTTTTAAGCCAGTGATTAATTGATTCTGGATTCCAGTCCATTATCAAACTGATCTTAACGCCCGATTCGCCTCTAAGGGTTGTATCAATATAATCCATGTCCTCTCTTGTAAATTGATTGGCTTCGTTTAGCCATGCAATATTTGCGCCTTCAACTCCTTTCCCTTTTTCTGCCTTATCCATTCCAAGACCTCTGAACCAATTGCCAGTATGCTTATTGATTATCTCAAAATGGTTTTTCCTGACAATAAAATCATTTTTAAAATGCTTTTGAATCAGGTTGTTTAGAATCGCAAAGGTCGAACCCTCAATATCCGAATAGACCTTTCGGGAATGAATGACATTGAACTGATATGGCCGAAAACTGTGGTAAATTAGCTTTCTGGCAATGTTATGAGACTTTGCGCTTTGTCTGGTTCCATAATGGCCTTCTTTGGTGTAAAGGGTTTCAATATAGGGCCAATACCAGCGGAGCCACCATGTTTTATTAAAATTATAATTCATGTGCTAATTTCTTTCGGGAACAAATTAGTATAACTGATATTATTCGGGAGTTGGTCCTGAAATGGTAATTACTAAATCATTTGGCCTATTGTCAATATCTTTGACCTTACCATAAGCCCTATCCAATAGCAACTCAGCAGCCCGAACATCGCCTTTAATAGCTTTGTTGCGTAATGCCATTAAAATGGCTTCAGCAGCACTTTTGCCGTCCTTTTCATCACCCAAAACATTGGCCAATAACTCCCGAAGTTCAGGTATCTTTTTGGGTCGGCCTTTAGGGTTCCCTGTGGTGCCTTTTTTGAATTTAGTATGTTCTGGTGGAACTCCCCTCATTTTCCCTGTTTTTACCCTATTTATTTGTTCATTCTGCCTTGCAAATTATACTTTACAATCTTAAAAGGACTTTCATTTGTGGCTACAAAAATACGCTTGAATTTCTTTTTTTCGTTTTTTACAAACTTAGCATTTGAATATCCAACCTCTGATTGGTCAATTGTACCATTAAAAGTTTCAACTCCTATAAATTTACCATTTTGATAGTATTCTATAATATGCTGATTTAAAGACTGAAATATTTGATTTTCCATTTTGTTGCTGTTTTGTTGGGACAAATATATACTTCTTTTAATTGCAAGAAAATTAAATATAAATTACTTTCTTTTAAATTGCTTCCAGTCAATCAAATGATGAATCCTATTAAACCGAATTACTGTTTTAGCGTATTGCGGCCATTGAGCCTCTAGCATCTTGGCTTTCAGTAGTTTCTTTTTGGGGTCGTTACCTCTGTAAAGTTCATCTTGATTGCCTCCTTTCATCTTATTTGCCGTGCTCACCTTATCCATAACGTAGTAAACACAACTTGTGGTTGTACCGCCATTATGTAGAACCTGCAAACATAAATCTACATCCTCATTGTATTTTAACCTCCACCTATAAGGCAAAGCTGTTTTTATTAACATTGCTGAATAAACATGGCAGTTTTCTTTAAATGGCGTATTTGGTGGTTTTACAACAAATGTTTGTTCCTCAAATCCTCCAATATCAATATTATTTTTAAGGACATGGCTTTCAACATATTTTAAAGCGATTAATAGTTCAATCCATTTTTGCCTTTTACCATTTACCCATTTTAGGAATCTGGTAATATTATCATCAAAACACCAGTAGTATTGAAATCCATTTTGCTTTGCGTGTTGCCAGCAATAGTTTCTTGCCGGAAAGCTTCCTAAACCAAGATTTGAAAAAGGCAAGACTAAAACTTTTTCAGGTCCAAGTTTTTTTATATACAATTCTGATTCTTTTGGCTCAACTGCTATTAAATAATTGACACCAGCCTTTTCAAAAATATCGGCTGTAAATGTTTTTTCATACCTACCTTTTGAAACAATATACACAGGAAATTTATTTTTAAATTCCATACGTACTTGAAAGGTTTATTTGATAAATACCATTGCATTTTTTTAGGTCAATCCCTGGAAAGTTTTTTTCAATCCAATCTTTAGAGCCTGTTTCATTATCAAAAATAAAAACAATCTTATGCAGGTCTTTTGCTAGTCCTTTGGGATCAAACTCCTCATTCAAATCCAAATCATCCTCATTCATTCCGTTTAGATCAGAACCAGCAGACCAATTAGGCACATCCAAACCCCATTTTTCCAAATCATCAGCATCCCATTCATTTGCAAGTATATCCGACTCCCATTCGCCAAAACCGACATTATCCTTAATAATAAACTCCCTTTGCTTATCCTCAGACCAATCAACAACTTCAATTGGTACTTCTTTCCATCCGGCTTCTTTCATCGCCTTGAGCCTCATATTACCCCCTAAAACAACAAAGTCCTGATTAACTACAATCGGACGAACCTTTGCCATTTCTGGAAAGTCTTTTAATGACTGGACAAGCTTTTCAAACTTATCGTTTTTTATTAATCGAGGGTTATTTGGATTCGATTTTACTTCACTGATTTTAACGGTTTGAACCGACATACATTTTAAATTTAAGTGCCTCCATTTTCATGGTAAATATTTATAATTGACTATTTCTTTTTAGCTGGCTTCTTAGCCGTTTTTGCAGCCGCCTTAAAGTCCTTTGCTGAAGGTGCAGCCTTAGAGCCAACCCGATTCATTTTTTCATCTGAACCTGCTGCAATGCGTTTCTTCTTTGCGTTTATGTTAGCGTATAATCCTGGTTTCATTTTTATGTTCTTTTAAATTTTACTGCTTTTGATTTAACTGACTTTTTACCTTTACAGCCCCAAGCTTGCCGGCTTAGGTCGTTGGCGCATGGTGGATTATTGCATTTCTTAATTCCTGCCGACCTTGCACAATAGGAATCACCTTTGGCAGTACCGGGAGCAATAGAATAGCCTTTTGCACCAAACTTTACGGTCTTGCCATCGATTGTCTTTTTGAACTTCTTTTCGGCCATTATTTTTTAGGCTTTTTCTTTTTTGCCTTTTGGGCTACACTTAAAGCAATTGCAACTGCTTGGTCTCTTTTAACCCCAGACTTCATTTCAGTCTTAATATTTTTGCTAACTGTTTTAGCTGAATATCCTTGTTTTAATGGCATGGCTTTAAAAATTTGTTTTGCAAATATAAGAATTTGATAATTCAAATAGTTAAAATAAAAAAAGCCAAATCTAAAAGAAATGGCCTTTCAACTTTTTACCGTTTACTTAAATCTTTATTCCTTTTTAATCAAAACTTCACCAGTCCATTTTTGATCCAAATAATTCTCAATCAAATTACCAATAAGAATTTTAAGTCGTTCCTTTTCAATTGTTGGAACTCGAAAGCTTATGGTAGTCGTTTCGGGGCCTGACTTTCTGCCAGCCCCTGCTTTGCGTGTTCCGGACTTTGGTATTCCTTTAGGCATTGGATTAAGAGTTAAAATCCACAAATTGGCCCGTTACATTATCAATTGAAATCATGCTTTCTGATGATGCATTTGCTATAAAAATATCAATTGCAACTCCTTCATTTTCTGCATCAATTAAAACAAAGTCAATTTTTGCGGAAGTGTTTTTGAATGTTAATTTGAAAGTTTTCATTTGTCTTTTTGTTTTTGTTGAGACAAAGGTAATACTACTTTTTAATTCTGCAAACATATTTAATAAAATAATTAAAATATTTTTAAAATAAATTATAACTTATTGATTTTCAGACCGACAAATAATTGATAAAATTTAATTTTTTTGTCGTTTAATTTGCGAAATGGAATTAGAGAACTTTAAACTGTCAGAATTTGATTCACCCGATCAATTAGGCAGTGGCTCAAAAATGAATCCTGACTTTCTTGAAAGGTTGGATAAAGCCAGAGCAATTGCTGGAATACCTTTTAAAATCAATTCTGGCTATCGTACTGAAGCCCATAACAAAAAGGTTGGTGGTGAACCTAATTCAGCCCATACGAAGGGTTTTGCTGCCGACATTGCTTATTCTGGTGGGTCCAATGGTTATAAGATTCTAACAGCTTTAATGCAGGTTGGTTTTACCCGATTGGGAATTTATAAAACCTGGATTCATTGCGATTCTGATCCTTCCTTACCTTCAAAAGTTATTTGGTCAAAGTAATGAAAGAAACATTTTTTCAATTCGCTTGTAAGCTTAAAGAGGATTCCTACAAGTTTATTTCCGACATTTCAACAGTTGGCATTGCTTCAATACTAACCAACTCCGAAAACTGGCTACTAATTCATGGAGCCGCTTTCCTAATCTTTGGCAGAATTGTGCTTTTACTGGCAGATGCTTACAAAAGAATAAGAGACGTTAAAAAGCCTGAATGGGATAATATTGTGATTCCTGTGCTTAAAAAAGAAGCGGTTCAAAATCGTAAAAAATCCTTTTGGCAAAATTTTATTTCTAAAATCAAACAATTTTTAAAATGGTAAAATATCTGTTTTTATTCCTGATTGCTTTTTCGTGTAATGGTCCAAAAGCTGACCTCGGAAATACCGATAGCAGGTTAGATTCGATTGAGCAAAAATCCAAATTGCAGGATCTGGAAATTACTAAGCTTTATGCAGAAAATGATTCCTTGGTCAATTTGTGCTTAAGCATTCAGCAAGACCAAAGGACTACCGAATACTATTTGAACATGGATTTTCAAAGGCTGCATTCAAAAATGGATTCTCTTTCAAAGCTACCAGGCGAAAAGGGTAAAGGTTGGAGAATATTAGGTCAGGTTTTTGGAGAAGCTGCTAAACGGATAATTCCCGGGTTATAATGAGTTTTCAAAGATGGATGGAACTGTTTTCATTTGTCGCTGTAATAATCTTTACAGGTGGGCTTCTTATTGGCGTTGGTTGGCTTTATAAGTTTGAAAAGATTGATACTTCAGATACTATCCTGATTTACGTTTTAGGTCAGTTTATTACTGGATTCTGGGACATGATTAAAAAAAGAAACCGGATTGAAAGTAATCCGGTTAAAAAAGAAGGGGAATAAAAAAAGCCCCGTAGGGCTTAGATTATTTTTATAAAATCCCAAGTTCAACTTTAAGTAAAGCTATTTGCATTTCAGGACTTTTGTAATGGCTTGTTGCTTCTGCAAAGTTTTTAAACTCTTTACCTAAAGTTCCAAAAGGATTATTTGTAACTTTTCGAACTGATACATAATTAAATGCTCCTGTTACAACCAAAATTGCAAAAGTATTTCCTTTTACTTGAACATTTGTAGTTGTGTATGTTGCGTTTTCTGCGGTGAAAGTTGTCATTTTTTTGTTGTTTTTATTTGTTGGGTCAAAAGTACAACCTTTTTTTATATCTGCAAACTTTTATAATAAAATAATGAAAATATTTTTTCACTGGTTATTTTTTACTTTTGCCAAATGCTTTCAGATGAACAATTAGCAATTATCAAATCCATTCAAGACTTACAAGATAAGTTGATTAATGACATGGATGGAAAACTACCAACCATTTTCAAAGACCTATCCGACCAGGTTATTGAAATTTCTAATGAGTTTACATTTGATGCCAAAGAAAGAGTCGCAAACCTGCAAAAACTCAGAAAGCTAAAAACCCAAATTGCTGATACAATTGTCAATAATACTGCTTATCAATTAGCGGTCAAAGAAGTATTAACTGGCTTCAAAGAAATTAAAAAACTTTCAGATAGTTACTATTCAGCTTTAATCGATGGCTATTCCGCTAAATCTGAACTTTATAAACAGATACTTGAAAGTAACATCCAAACGACCTCAGACCTTCTTTTAGGTGCTGAAATCAGGTCTAACTTTGATAATGCCATTACTCAAGTATTGAAAGAAAACATTGCAGGAAATACCAATCGGACCAATCTGCAAAAAGTTTTAAGGGAGTTTATAAAGGGAACGCCTGAGCAAAAAGCTTACTTGGAAAGATATGTCAAACAAACGACAAACGATGCTGTGATGGTTTTTAGTCGGGAATACAACCAAGTCGTTAGTGATGATCTTAACCTTCAGTTTTACACCTACGTCGGAACTCGAATAGATACTTCCAGACCTTTTTGTGATGCAAGGGCAGGAAGGTTTTTTAAAAAATCTGAGGTTGAAAATTGGGCTAATTTAGGCAACTGGCAAGGGCGGTTTCCAAACACTACTAAAACTACCATCTTTTCTTATTTAGGAGGCTATAATTGCAGGCACGAGCTGTACAGCTGTACAAAATCTCAATATCGGGTTGCTGAGAAACGTGGACTAACTGGATTAAGATAAAAAAAGCGAACCTAAAATAGATCCGCTTTTCCAATCAATTTTCAAACCAAACATTAACCATTTAAATATTTTAAAATCGATTTTAATCTAACTATTTCAAGCTTTCGTTTTCTGACATAAAAATTGAAAGTTGAACTATTTTTTCCGCCCTTGGAAATGTACTGATCTAGTTTTCTTTCCAGAATTTGAACTTCTTTTTGAGTTATTTGAATTAATTCCCATCTGGAAAGTAATTCGATTTCAGTGATTGGTAACCGTTCCATATCAACTTGATACGTGCCTTCCATTTCCCCCAATATGTTTTACAAATCCCTGCATCAAAGTAGCGGCTTTAAAACCAGCTTTTTTATAAACCTGACCAACTTCTATTTCTGACTTCCAAGGTTCTTTAATGTTAAATTCTGTTACACCGGAATAGCCATTTGGAAAAGTGTTTTTGTAATCGGATAGCCTTCTTAATCCAGGGTTAAAAGAAAATCCTGACCATTCTTTGCGATACTCACTGCTTAACATTTGATACCTGGTTCTATTAGCAGTGATTCTAGGAACTCCAACAACTGGATGCCCATTTCTATCATTTTGCGCTCTAATCCATACTTGTAGGATTTTAGGATTTGCTTCTAAAATATCCATTGATTGAGCAATAAAATCAGTGCGATGAAAAAGCCAATCGTCTTCTTGCGAGAACACATATTCATTTTTGACATGGCTATACAAAATATCAATTGCCTTAATCTGACCAACCTTGCCATTACCCTCAATAAATTTTATTTGAGGGTAATTTCTAACTATTGATTCTGGAAATGGTTGGCAAGAATCGTCATAAACTATAAAGTTATCAATTGGCATATCTGCAAATTGAAAGAAACTTTCTAAGGTTCGAGCCAATAAATCAAATCGGCCACAACTTGTTAAAATGCTGTCTATTTTGTTTTCCATTAAAAAGCAAGTTGTAATTGTGATTTTTCTAAAACCGCTGCATTGCAATTTCTAACCGCAAGATCAAAGTAGGATTCTTTCAATTCAGAACCACGTCCTTTCCTTCCCATCTTAACAGCTTTAAAAACTTCGCTTCCAATACCTAAAAATGGAGTGTAAACCGTTTCACCAGGATTAGACCACATTGCAATACATCTTTCAATTATATCCAACTGAAGAGGCGCAATATGCTTTTCGTCTTTTTCGTTTCTTGCACCTTTGTAGTTATTCAAAACATCGGTTCTGTTTATATCCATCCAAGAATCGGAATACCAATCTAAAGGCAAGTCAGGATTACACTGGAATTTTAATCTGAAATTTTCGGCTTTTAATTCCAGTAATTGAGAAATTAAATCTGACTTTTCAAGATCTAAAAGATTTGGTTTATAAACCGGACTTGCCCATTCCTGCCAAGTTGGTATTGGAAAATTAGCCTTTGTTTTATTTATTACTGGCTCCCAATCGTTTTCGTCACCTTCCCATTTCCTAAAAACAGTAATATATTCAGGCATTCCGATTCCAGAATAACTAGCATCGCTTGTTACTTGTTTGTGTAGCAATCTTTGGGTTTTGGTTCTTTGCATTTCTAAAACTGGATCTATCCAAATTGTAATTTTTGAATGATATTTGAATCCAGCCTTTTCCATTGCTCTATGGTAATCGCCTGTAAAATCCCACATTCCGGAATAACCAGAACTGTTTTTATATCTGGCTAAATCTTTGGAGTGAACGCAAACCAATCGCCCTGGCTTCATTATCCTATAAAGTTCTTTTAAAATAAAGGCATTTTGCTCAAAGAATTCAGCATCATTGGCGCAATTTCCTAAATCCCTTATATTATCTGAATATGTGAAAAGAGTTGAAAAGGGAGGGCTAAAAACCGAAAAATCCATTGAGTTTGATTCAATTGTCTGGATATCCTCACATGAATCTGCATTGGCAATATTGAACCAATCGTTTTTTACTCTTTTGCCTGAATAGTCAATTGATAGCCCAAAAGATTGACCATTGACTGCTTTTGAAATTTCTTCCATCATTTTGTTAAATTGCTTTTGTTTAAATTCTATTGTTTTTGCTACATTTTCCATTGTATCGGTTGAAATCAAATAAATATTGACTTCTTCTTTTTGACCGAACCTATAAGACCTTCTAATTGCTTGGTAAAGCCCTTCAAATGAAAAGTCAAGGGCCGCAAAGATTTGATTTCTGCAATGCTGGTAATTTAAGCCAAACTGAGCTATTTTCTTTTTTGTTACCAATACCCGAAACTCACCTTTTGCAAATCCTAGCAATCTGGATTCTTTTAGTTTTGGATTATCTGAGCCACGAACCGCAACTGCATCAGGAATTAATTCTAAAACCTTTTTTTCTTCTTCGTTTTGATTTATCCAAATTATAAATGGCTCAGTTGATAAATTAACAATTTGCGCAACTGCTTCAATCCTGGGCGCAATTGTTATTCTTAATTCCCGATTGAATTCAGTTGCATTAACTGATGAATCATTAAAGATTTTACCGTTTTCTTTTTTATCGGTTTTTATTTGAGATTCAAAATAATTAAGCTTTGGTAAAATGTAATTAGATCCATCAAAACCAAGATCTGCAGGACTTCTTAACACAGAACTCCAGCTTGAAATCCAACCGTAAAAGTCTGAATCTGCATGGCCTTTCAATCGGTAGTTATTCATTCCTTCGTCACGAACAAACCATCGCATTCTCATATCATTTGCATCCATAACGTCAAGGAATTCTGCATGGTTACCAATTTCATTAAGATCATTTGGCGCAGGTGTAGCAGTGCAGGCAAGCTTGTATTTTGTTGCTGCAAAAGAGTTGATAATTAAATTTTTATAAACTCCTGTATAATTTTTAAGAATTGAACTTTCATCTAAAACAATACCTGAAAAAACAGAACAATCTATATTTTCAATTTGTTCATAGTTTGAAATATAAATGCCTGGGCCAAAAATATCTGACTTAATTTTTTCAACTGGAATTCCAAATGTATTGCCCTGGTCAATTGTTTGACCGGATACTGCCAAAGGGCAAAGAATAAGGACTGGCTTTTTCGTTTTCTTAACAATTTGATTAGCCCACTCCAGTTGCATAAAAGTCTTTCCAAGACCGCAATCCGCAAAGACCGCATATTTGCCAGCTTTTAAAGCACGTTTTACAATAAACTTTTGAAAAGGAAATAATAACGGATTCAATTCTGATTCTTTAATCTCAAATCCAGATTGAACAATTGACTTTTGTTTTGTTTTTAAAAATTCCTGGTATTCCATTTTACTTGTTTCTAATTGGTTTTAACTGATTAATCGGAACCGTAATCGAATCCCTATAATTTCCTTCCCGACAAACGACTGCATTTGTGCCTTCAATCGAAAGGATTACGACATTTGAAGTAGCGGCTATTACACCGCTATAAGGTCCATTGCCAGCCAGATCATTGACTGGCTTACAAAGGTCATATTGCTTTAATCCCGACATAAAAAAGTAAAAGTAAGAATGTGAGAATTAAGCAAAGCCATGAAAATAAATTCATTTTTGGCTCTTCGTTTTGTATCATTTGCATAATTAAAAAACAAAGTAACTGTTATCAATTATTGTTAATCGAGTGCCTTGTTCGCAAATGAAAGTATCACTTGAAAAGGCTTGAACCTGGTTTGCATGGCTTATTTCAGTAAGTGAAAAATTGCAACTCAATTCAACATTTTTTATCTTGGTCCTGAATGTTCCAAAAAATAAAAACCTATCTGGCATTGATTCAGATATTTCTACTTTTCTAACAATAAATTCACCTCCCAAATGAAAAGCCATTCCTTGAATGCTTTCCAGACTGCAATCTGAAATGATGGACGTAATTCTTTGGCCTGATTCTCCAAGTAAAAGCAATCCAGTATTTAGGAATGCGATTTCGCCAATTGGCTTAATGTTTTGATTCATTTTTTTATTTGTAAATTTGTGGAGACAAACATAGAACAAGTTTTTCAAACTTGCAAGAAAATTAAATAAAAAATGCCAACTTATAATTCTACTAAACAATTTTTAGAGGTTCAAATTAAGAACTTGCGACAGGCAATGAATCCTGATAAGGTTCTGCGTGAGGCAGTTGTAACCATGACTGGAGAATTAAAAAATAGGATTCAGCAAGATGGAAAACTTTCAAATGGTGGAAAAATTACAAGTCCTTCGCCTAAAAAGTTTGGGGCTTATTCTGAAGGATATGGGAAAAAAAGGGCTAAGAAAGGAAGAAATATCACTATTATTGATTTGACTTTTAATGACCAAATGATTTTAAACCTTAAACCAGGCCCGACAGGACCAAACTCATTTGGACTTGGTTTTCTTTCAAACGAACAAAGGAAAATTGCTAATTTTAATGAAGAAAGGTTTGGTGCTATCTTTGACCCGACAGATCAGGAATTAAAACAGTCGCTAGTAACCATCAATAAAGCCATCCAAAAAGAGTTAAGCAAATGAATAATAACACCTTACAAAAAATAAACTCTGAAATAAGAAGGCAGTTAAAATTTAAGGTTTTAAATTATGGGGAAAGTCATAAAGTAATAACTGAAAATACTGGTTTTAATTACCGATCAATCGAAAGTGAAACGCCTTGTTCAGTTGATGACAATTACGACTTAGTTTTGTTTTTTGTTCGGGAAAATTCTACACCTGATGAAACTGAAGGCAGGGGGCTAAAACAGAAACTAAGCAGGTCGGTAAATTATAAACTTATAGCCAATTCCAAGTTAGCATCTAACGACTATAATTTGAACTATATTTTAAATAATATTAAAGAGGTTCAAAAAATTGGAATAACGGATAATAATTCAAGATCAATTGCACAAACATATTTTGGCATTGACCAATTTGACTTTACAACATATTTTTTAGCAATTGATTTTTCAATAATCGAGTTAATGGATTGTAATAATAATTCTTGCAGTGCTGGCAATTGCAATTGTCCACCTGGACCGCAAG